AAAAATTAAATATTAATAATTATACCGTATTATTCAAAAAGAATATGCGGTATTTTTTAGTGCGCAATTCAAAAACACTATTCGTTAATGTTGGAGGTAAAAAATGAATTTTTTAAAAACAGGATATAAATCATCAAAGATTCAAGCAAAAAGAAATATGATTGTAACTATTTCAAAAAAGTTAGAATCAAGTTGGATATTTGATAATGAAGTGAATGAATACTTAGAAGAAGGATGGAAACTAGATAGAATCGAAACAGTTAATAAAGATAATGATATTTTTTTAATTGGATTCTTAAGAAGGTATTAAACTAAATTCAAAAATATAGTGAAGTAATTACAAGAATAGATTGAAAAGAGAGGTAATTAAAATGGGGAGATTTATTAACGCAGGATATGAGAACAATGTAAATATAGATAAGATAATAGCTATATTAAATTCAGATTCAGCTCCAGGGAGAAGATTAATAAGGAATGCTAAAGAAACGCAGTTATTATTAGATGCAACTGAAGGGAATAAGACATTAGCTATAATTGTAACTGAAAGTGGACATGTAATTACATCAGCATTCAGAGCTGAAACATTAAGAAAGAGAATTGATGAATGTTGGAAATAAGAAAAAAGTAGAAAATATATAAAAATAATAGAAAAAGTTTATTAAAAATCAAAATAGCACTTAAAACGTAAAAAGTTATACTTAAACGTAAGGTGCTATTTTTTTCTAATTATATTACTATATTTATATAATAAATCGGAAATAACACAAAGTTCATAGGGATATTACTTATTAAAATTTGAAAATGTCCACTTTGAATGGGTTGGGGGAAACTATATCATTTTTAGGAGGGATAGGTATGAATAAAGAATTAGTAAAGCAATTATATGCAAATGGATTAAATGCAAAAGAGATTTCAGAAGAGTTAAATGTTAATAAATCAGCAGTAAACAAATGCATCCAAAGAAATTTTAAAAATTTAAAGCCTATTCACTTAAAAAATAGAAAACATCTAAAGTTTTATGAAAATGAAGTAAAAAAGATAACAAAGTACGAAAGCAAACAATATATGAGTGATAAAACCTTTATATTAAAGAATAGATCATTATATGAAACAAAAGAAGATGGAGATATAGTATTAAAAAAAGATATAGGTTATGCAATTCCTTGGGATGTACCAAGAAGATTGACAAATGAATTTAAGAGTTGTTAGAAATAACAGCTCTTTTATTATGCTTAAAAAGGGGGATTAGGATATGAGCATTGGAAGGATTATAAAAGAAAATCAACCAGATAATTATGAAAAATTAAATTGGATAAGGAATAAGAAAAAAGAAAACTTATCAGAAAGAGATTTAAATGAGTTAATGCATCATTCTTCATATAGGAGAAGTAGACGAGGAGCTATTAAGCAGGTGAGGTAATGACAGAAGAAAAAATAAGATGTTGGGAGAAAGGTTCTGCAAATCCTATTCCAGATTCAAAGTATGAAAGATATAAAGAGAAGTTAGTTGAATTAAGTAAAGAATATCCTGAAAGAAACTTAATGTTATTTTTACTTGCAAGAGCAACTGGATATAGAATGCAAGACATAATAACATTAACTGTTGGAGAAATAAAAGATGCATTAGATAAAGGTTACTTTGAGATTCAGGAACAAAAGCAGTATAAACAATGGCAAAGTGAAGTTGCTAAAAATCCAAATAGAAGAAAACCTAAAAAGAGAATTGCAGAAATTGGACCAGCATTAGAGAAACATTTAAAACAATATCTTAAAGGAAAGAAAAGGTCAGAATTCGCATTTCCTAGTAGAAAAGGCAAAGGGAATGAAGCATTAACACAAAAATCTTATAGTGATAAATTAAAAGAAGTAGGTAAGGCTATTGGATTAGAGCATATTACAGGACATAGTCCAAGAAAAACATATGCTACTAAGATATATACAGAAACTAATGGAAATTTAGAAGCAGTAAGAATAGCACTTGGTCATAAGAGTATTGAAGAAACTAAAAGATATTTAGGATTAAAAGAACAAATGGCAAAAGATGCTGCAAGAATAGCTGATACGGGAATATAAGATTAAATTACTGTTTAGAGGTTAAATCAGTAAAAAAAGAAATGGTGTTTATTTAAGTATTAAAATAAAAATTATTACTAATATATGTGCTTTAAAAATGGTATGCGTAATCGTCACCTATATTACTGATTGAATAAAAAAATAGAAAAGTAGTTTAAAGTTAGTATTTTCAATGGATACAAGCTATTTGGGCTAAGTAAAATAAAATTACTAAAAACAACTATAAAATTAAAGATGGGAAATGCTTTAAAAATATTAAAAAAAATAAATAAATGGTCCGAATAGAAAGGGGGTGAAATGATATGGCAAAAAGCAAATGGGATGAGATTAAACAAAAGCTTGCAGACGTTGAAATATGGGCATCTTTGGGATTGTCTGAAAGGCAAATTGCAAAAAACTTAGGTATTTCAAAATCTACATTTGAGAAGTATAAAAAGGAATACTCGGACTTTTTAGACCATTTAAAAAGGGGTAAAGAGACCGCTGATGCAAAGGTAGAAAATGCATTATATAAAAGAGCATGTGGGTATAAAGTAACTAAGGTTCAAGCGATAAAAGTTAAAGAGGATCATTATGATGAAGAAGGAAGAAAACTTCAAAAAGAAAATGTAGTTACTATTGAATTTGAAGAAGAAATTCCACCAGATGTATCAGCTATTAAGTTTTGGTTAGCCAATAGACAAAAAGGAAGATGGTGTGATAATCCTCATAAGGTTTCAAATGATAGAGAGCATCTAAAACTTAAGAAACAACAAATAGAGCAAGGAGCTTGGTAATGAGTACTGGAGTTTTAAAAAGATTCTATTCTTCAGATGAATGGATTAATTTTAGACAAATAATATTACTTCAACGCAGTAAGCATGATGGAATACATTGCGAGAGATGCGATAAAAGAATTGTAGTATCTAAGCATATACAGCTACATCATATTATAGAACTTACTGAAGAAAATTATAAAGATAAGATGATAAGTCTTAATCCAGATAACGTAGAGATATTATGTCAAAGCTGTCATAATAGACATCATAAACGTTGGAGTGGTGGAGGACATAAGAGAAAAGAGAAAGCAGTTTATATTGTTTATGGTCCACCAATGTCTGGTAAGACTTCATATGTAATTGAACATATGGAGCGAGGCGATATAGTGGTAGATATGGATAGCTTATATCAGGCAGTAACATTATTACCTAAGTATGATAAACCAGATAGCTTATCATACAATGTATTTGCTATAAGGAATTCTATTATAGAAAATATTAAGACTAGATACGGTGGGTTTAGAACAGCATGGATTATTGGAGGATATCCAAGAAAAGTTGAGAGAGAAAGACTTGCTAGGGAAACAAATGCAGAGTTAATCTTAATGGATATAGATAGAGATACTTGTATATCAAGGCTTAATAACTGTAATGATTATAGGAGTGAGCATAGAGAAGAATGGATTACTTATATTGATAAATGGTTTGATGAGTATAGAAAATAATATAGCCCCCATAGGCTATTTTTTTTTGACCTCACTAGGACCGTTGGAGGTGATAGGTAATTTAGGCACACACTAAAATTTTGACTTTTTTTGAAAAAGTTTTGGAAATGAGGTGAAAAGTGTGAAGGTTGAAAAAGAATACAAAAGGATAAGAGAATTATTTATTAAAGCAGATGAAACTTTACTACAGCTAGTTGATGGAGCAATTTGGGAAGCGGCTAGAGTTAGAGTTGAACTTGACGAACTTCATGAGATAATTAAGTCAAGTGGTCGTATAAAGATTCATCCCACAAATTCATCATTACAAAAAGAATTACCAGTATCAAAGGTAATTGAAAAAACAAGGGCTAGTTATATAAATTATATAGCTAAACTATCAAGTATATTAGGAATTGCCACTGGAGATGATGATGATGAGGAATTAAGTGATTATGAATAATGACAATTCAAGAAGTTGGATACTTAAATATATTGATTTGATTGATAAGGGAGAAATAATTGTAGGTGAAGAGCTATATTTACAGCTTGAAAAACTTAAAAAGGAATTAACAGATCCTATTTATCAAAATATAATGAATATAAAAATAGACTATGATGATTCAGAGAAACATATTAAATTTATTGAAAATGAGTGTAAGCATTTTGAAGCACCACATGCAGGTAAGCCATTTATATTAGAAATATTTCAAAAAGCTTTTATAGAAGCTATATTTGCTATAAAGATATATGATGAAGAAGTTGGAAGGTATGTCCGTAAGTATCAGGATATACTTTTTTTAGTTGGGCGTAAAAATGGGAAAACACCACTTATCGGAGCAGTTTGCTTATCTGAATGGTTCTGTGGAGAGATGGGTAAAAAGATTCTTTGTGCATCAAATGACTTTGAACAAGCTGATTTGATGTTCCAAGCAATAAATTCAATGCGAGAGGAAAGTAAAACTTTAGAGAAGGTTACTAGAAAGAATCTTAAAGGAATTTATTTTGGAAATCCTAAAACTAAAAAGAAAAAAGGAAAGTTCAGCTATCAGAATAAAGGTAGCATAAGAAAACTTTCTGCTAAATCAGGAGCAAAAGAAGGTAGAAATATTGGTATTGGTGCAGTAGATGAGGTTTTTGAAATGGAAGATGATAGTTTAGTAATGCCTATAAGACAAGCGTTATCAACACAAGATGAGCCACTATATTTTGAGTTAACTACAGAAGGATTTACTCAAGATGGGTACCTAGATAAAAGGTTAATTGAAGCTAGGAAGGTTCTTAGTGGAGAAAAGACAAATGAAAGGTGGTTAATCTGGTTATATACACAAGATTCAGAAGAAGAAGTATGGGAAGATGAATTAAGTTGGCAAAAAAGTAATCCAGGTATAGGAAAAATAAAAAAATGGTCATTTTTAAGAAGAATGATTGAAGAAGCAAGGGATAGCTCAAGCACTAAGGCCTTTGTTTTAGCTAAAGATTTTAATGTAAAACAAAATAATGCACAAGCGTGGTTAAGTAATAAAGATATAGAGAATAATCTAGAAGCTAATATTGAAGATTTTAGAGGGAAAATTGCAATAGGTGCAGCAGATTTATCAGAAACTAATGACCTAACAAATGCAAGAATATTATTTTATGATCCAGAAACTAAATCAAAAACAACTTTTTCAAAATATTTCATTCCTGAATCTAAATTAAGAGATATGGAAGATGATGAAACTAAAAGTAAGTTTAAAGAATGGATAAAGGCAGGATATATATTCTTATGTGAAGGTAATGAAGTTGAACAATCAGATGTAGTTGAATGGTTTGTTATGTTATATAAAAAATATAGAATAAGAGTATTTATGACTGGATATGATAAATGGCAAGCTAAAGCCTTTAAAAAGGGTATGGAAGACTATGGATTTGATACTGAAAAAATAGGTCAAGCTTTTGAATTATCATCTGCAATGAGTTCAGTTGAAGCTGATTTAAAGGATAATCTATTAAATTATGCACAAAATCCAGTTGATATAATGTGTTTTAAAAATGTATCAGCTAAATGGAAGAGCTCAGGAACTCAAAGAGCACCAGTAAAAGTTCAAGGTAAGCCTGATAACTGGATAGATGGAGCTGTAACAACATTAATTGCATATGAAACATTAAATAGATACAAGAAGGATTACATGGATATAGTAAGGAGGTGATTAAGATAGGAATATTTAATTTTCTAAGTAGTGCTAAAAAAACAATTAAAAATGCAAAGTATGCAAAAATGATGAATGGATATACACCAATGTTTAGTCAGTTTGGAAATAATGTGTATGCAAGCGATATTGTTCAAAATGCAATATCGATTATATGTAATGATATGAGTAAATTATGTCCTAAGCATATAAGAATAGATCCTAACAATGAAATGCAAACAGTAGTAAATGATGAGCTAAATAGATTATTAAAATTTGGACCTAATCCATTAATGACAACATCAGATTTTATTTCTAAGATAGTATTTCAGTATGAATATAATAAAAATGCCTTTATATATCCAACTTATGAAAAGATACCATTAGAAAACAATAAATATAAAAGGTATTATACAGGTTTATGGCCATTAAATCCTACTAATGTAGAATTTTTAGAAGATGTTACAGGAAAGTTATTTGTTAGATTTTATTTTGCTGATGGTGAGCCATACACACTGCCATATGAGGATATAATTCATTGGAGAAAAGATTATGGATTGAATGACTTTATGGGGGGAGATGAAGAGGGAAAACCTAATAATAAAGGGTTATTAAAGCTATTAAATGCTAATGATACTATAATTCAAGGAATGGAAATTGGAGTAAAGGCGAGCTTTACAGTAAAAGGTATATTGAAAATTAATACAATGCTTGATGATGAAAAACAAGAAGAGGAAAGAAAAAAATTTGAAGTAAAAATGAAAAATGCTGAAAATGGGATATTACCTATAGATAATAAAAGTGATTATATTCCTTTAAAAATAGATCCGAAGTTTATAGATAAAGACACAATGGAATTTATAGATAATAGAATATTAGCTAATTATGGTGTATCTAGGCCTATATTCAATGGAGATTTTACAGAAGAGCAGTATCAGGCGTATTATGAAAAGAAATTAGAACCTATGGTGATAAGTTTGGGTAGAGCCTTTACAAAAACACTTTTTACTCAAAGACAGTTAGAAATAGGACATGAGATTATATATTATCAACAAGGATTAATGTATATGAATACTACAAATAAAATTAATGCAGTTGATATATTAACAAGAATAGGAACATTAACAGATAACCAAGTGTTAAATGCATTTGGATATCCTCCATTTGAAGGTGGAAATGTAAGAAAGCAATCATTAAATTATATTAATAGGGATATTGCAGACCAATATCAATTACAAAAGTCAGTTGTAAAAGGAAAGGGGGATAACGGTGAGCAAAGCTAAAGGAGAACAAAGATTTATTGAGATGAGGGCTGTAGATAATGAAGAAGGTAAAATGATTATAGAAGGTTATGCAATTACGTATGATCAACCAGCAACTCATGCTTACGGAACTAGAAAGTTCACAGAAATAATAAAAAGAGGAGCATTAGATTATACTGATATGACTGATGTACCTTTAAGATATAATCATAATGATACTTGGTGTATTATGGCTAGAACAAGAAATAATAGTTTACAGTTAATTAAAGATGAAAAAGGATTAAAAATAATAGCAGAGTTAATTGATACTCAAAGTAACAGAGACATCTATAAATCTATCCAAGAAGGATTGATTGATAAGATGTCTTTTGCTTTTACTGTTTCTTCAGGAGGCGATAATTGGACCTATGGAGATGAGGAAACTCTTAGAACAGTAACAAATATTAAAAAATTATATGATGTAAGCGTAGTGGATACCCCATTTTATGATACAACTTCTGTATTCGCAAGAAGTTTTGAATTACTAGAGGGGAATTTAAAACAGCGGGAGAGCTTGGACTTAAGAAAAAGGAAGTTACAAATGCAATATAAATATAAAAATAATTAGTGAAGAGGAGAATGAAAAATGAATTTAGAACAATTATTACAACAAACAAAAGAAAAGAGAGCAGCATTATATGAAAGTATAAAAACTGCAGCAACAATGGAAGAAATGGATAAAATAGAATTAGATATTAGGAAAGCTGATATTGAAATTAAGAATTTAGAGGAACAAATATCAACAAGAGGTTTAAGTGATGAAGGTAATGATCCAGCTGCTAGAGATAATGGTGGAGAAAATCTAGAAAAAAGAGGATTAAATCCATTAGGTACTTATGGAAGAGGAGTAGATTCAAGAAGTCAAGGAGAAGAAGAGGATATGTATGGTTCATTAGAATATAGACAAGCATTTAGAAATTATATTGTTAGCGGAACTCCAATTCCTGAAAAGTTTAGACGTGAGGAGAGGTCTGCAGAGTTAACAATTGTAAGTGATGTTGCAGCAGTAATTCCTACTACTATTATGAATAAAGTTATTGAGGATTTAACTGTAGAAGGTAAAATAATTAATAAAATTACTCAAACACAATATCAAGGAGGGGTTGCTATTCCTATAAGTGAAGTAATGCCAGAAGCTACATGGTTATCAGATGAAAATACTCAATCTGATGAACAAAAAGCTAAGATGCAAGCTAAATTAACATTTGGATATCATGTATTAGAAGCAAAAGTTGCAGTAGGATTATTAACAGCTACTGTATCATTACCAGTATTTGAGCAAACTATAGTAAAACAAATTAAGAAAGCGATGATAAGAGCTATAGAGAAAGCTATTGTAAATGGTAGTGGAAGTGGTCAACCTTTAGGAATATTAAAAGTGCAAGGTATACCAGCAAAAAATATTGTAACATTCAATGCAGATGAAGTAGATACTGTAAAGGGATGGGCAAGGGCAGAAGCTGCAGTTGATGAAGCATATGATAATGAAAACTTAGTTTATTTGATGAGTAAGCAAACATGGGAAATGCATTTAAATTCTATGGTAGATACCACTGGTCAAAAAATAGGATTAGGTAAAATTGATGAGAAGGGAAGAAAAATATTAAATGGTAGAGAAGTAATAACAACAGATCAATTCTTAAGTTATGAGAATACAGATGCTAATGGAATATTCGGATGTTTAGTAAACTTAGAACAATATCTATTAAATTCAAATTTAGCAATGTATTATAAGAAATATTTTAATGAAGATACAAATAAATGGATTCATAAATGTTTAATGATCGCAGATGGTAAAATGGCTATGGGAAAAGACTCGAAAAATAAATTAGTTGGTGCTGGTGGACTTATATACTTAAAGAAAGTAACATCATAGGAGTAACATATGGATGAATATCTTTTATATTTAGTATTAACAGATTTAGGTATAACCACAGATGATGAAGAGGTTATAGCTAATATTAGAGGGAAAGTTAAAGCTGTAAAGCTATTTCTTACAAATGCTGGTGCTAAAATAGGTGAAGAGGTCACAGAGGATGTTATTTCATGTATATCAATTGGAGTAAATGATTTATTAAATAATAAAGCTGGGGAAACAAAGTTTTCTCCAGCTTTTAATATGATGGCAATGCAAATATGTAGGGGGTAGGTTATGAGATTTTTAAATCCAATATATTTGATAACATGCATAAATAAAACCAATGAAATAGGAGATTTAATATCTGATGAAAGTGAAAGAAAAGTTTTAGCTCATATAGAATCTATAAAGCAAAGTGAATTTTATCAAGCCCAGTCAGTTGGTTTTAAGCCAGAGCATGTTTTTAAAATAAGATCATTTGAATTTAAAGATGAAGAAAAACTTAGATATAAGGATAAGATATATAGAGTTTTAAGAGCGTACACTAAAGGTGATGGTATAACTGAATTAGTTTGTATAGGAGATGTTAATAATGCCAATTCCACCGAGCGTAACTAAAATGAAAAATGGTAATGTAGAATTTACATCTAATGTTGATAGAGTAAATTATACATTAGATGAACTTACAAGAGCAGCACTAAGAGATTGTGGTAAATTTATTTGTCATACTTTCAGAAGAAGCTATTATGCTTTATTTTCAAGAAAAAAAGGTAATGTCGGGCGTTATACTCAATACTGGGTAAGGAGAAAAGATAAGGATTTACAAGTTGGTATAAAACCTAATGCCTTTTATGGAGGGTTCCAGGAACTTGGTTCATCAAAAACAAAAAAATTAGGACTATTAAAAGAAACAGTACAAGATAATATTCCAAAGATAATTGAAATTCAATCTAAATATTTAAGTGGTTTAGAAAGTGAATCTAAGGCGTTAAGTATGATTAATGAACAAGAATATAAAGGAGGGGCAGATGGCTAAGAGTATTGAATTAAGAAAAGATATATATTCATTAATTAAAAGTGAACATGAAAGAGTTTTTCATAGACAAGCATCTTCTACAGCTCAATTTCCTTATATAGTTTATAAGATTACTGATCTTGGAGATTCTAAGGAGTTAGAAATTGATTATTGGGATAGAAATAATTCATCTGAAACAATAGAAAATTTAGCTGATAATATAGAAAAATTATTAGATGAAGAAGTTGTAAATTCAAGTGAACATTCATTTATAATTTATTATAACAATGATAGAAAGTTTGTTGATGATGAAGACAAAAATATTCAAAGAGTTAACGAAACATTTGAAATAAGATATTTTAGAAAGGAGTAATATCATGGGAAAATTAAAAAGTGGATATTCTCAAAAGACTAAAGATAATTTATTAACAGGTGCAGGAGCTTACTTTAAAAATTTTACTGTAGGAACTGATACTTATGAAAGTGCAAAGACATCTGGGAAGTTATTAGGAGCAACAAGAGGTGGAGGAAGTTTCAAAGCTGTTGCAACTGTTAGACAAATAGAGGTTGATGGAGCACCAACAAGAACTGTTGGTTTAGAAACAATTGATGAATGGGAAACTAGTATGTCAATGAATCTATTAGAAACAACTAAAGATACTTTACAATTAGCTTTAGGTGCTGCATCAATTGAAGATGGAGAAGATCATTATGTAATTAAGGGGAAAAGTAATGTTGAAGATGAAGACTATATTGAAAACATTACTTATGTAGGTACAATTAGTGGTACAAATGAACCAGTAATAATTCAAGTTTACAATGCATTAAGTACAGATGGATTAGATCTACAAACAGCAAGTAAATCAGAAGCAGTATTAGGAGTAACTGTTTATGGGCACTATGATGTAGAAGATTTACAAACACCACCTTATGCAATTTATTACCCTAAGGAATAATAAAATAATATTTAATTAAAGAAGTTGGAAACAACTTCTTTTTATTTTGGAGGAGATTATAATGAGAAATTTACAAACACAAGATATTTTTTCACTAGCTAGAGTTTTAAAAGAGGCTAATGTATTAGAAGTAATTAAAAATATTGATAAAACAAAAGATGTAAGACAAGTAGGAATGACTGTTATCTTTGAAGTTATAGGAAATTGCACAGATGAACAGTGCGAAGATAAGATATATAAATTTTTATCAGGACCATTTGAAATGACAGAAAAAGAAGTTAGAGAATTGGATCCAGAAGAATTACTAGATAAAATATTTGAAATTGCATCAGTTGAGAAGTGGAAAAGTTTTTTATCAAAAGCTTCACAGTTTCTGAAGTAACTGAGGAGCTTTTATTAAGAAGATATAACAATATTGAATATATAATGAGAAAAGAGTTTGAAGAAGGATATGATTTTATTAAAGTTGCTTATGAAACTGATAAAGAAGAAAAGATATGGCAATTATGGGCAAGTTTATATCCTAATATGACTAAAGAAAATTATATATCATTTGAAGAGTTTAAAATTATTATTATTCCAAATGGGCAAGCTGAAATTGAAGATTTAAATACAGAAGAAATATTAGATAAAGTAAATAACATTATCAATCTTACTAGAGATGAGCATAATTGATCTTTTAAAAAGTGAATATTAATTAGAGATGAAAAAATAGGAAAATTAGGATTATTAGTAATA